ATGTAACTATCTCTGGATCAACTGGAGTAGTAACTATCAATTCTTCTGGTGGTGGAGGAGGAGGATCTGACGGACCCAGTTCAGTAATGATGGGAATGATATTCTAAATATAACTACGGAGATAAAAACATGGCTGCACCTAATTTAAAAAATCCAACAACTATCAACGGTAAGACTGCTAGAGCTAACATCACAGGGACTTCAATTGTTGGTGTTGTTACTAATGCAGGTTCTAGTGGAAAAGCATTAAAAATAAATTCAATATTTGCTGCAAACGTTGATGGAACGAATGCTGTAGATGTCAGTGTATCTGTATATGACGGATCTAATGATTTCTATATTGCATCAACTATTAATCTTCCTGCGAATGCGACACAAATAATTTCTCAAAAAGATTCATACTTTTACTTAGAAGAAGGAGATCAACTAAGAGTAACTGCAAGTGCTGCTAACGACGTTAATATTATTGTGGGTTACGAGGATATTTCATAATGTCAAGAGCTAGGGGACTTATATCTGGAGCTAATGTTGAATCAAGAACCTCTGGGATGTATGATTTTGAAGATAATATAAGAATTTCTGCCATTTCAATAGATGGTTTGCACAAAGTTGGCATGGAAAATAGATCAATATGGGCCACTGGACAAACCTATCCATATGATTTTGCTTGGTCTCCAGATGGACTTCATCTTTATCTTGCATATAATGGAGATTATATAAGGCATTATACGGTTACCGAACCATTCACTTCTACTGGTAATAGTCTACAAGCAACTTTTAATCTTACCAGTTATGACTCATCAACCTATGCTATGGAAGTATCACCAGATGGAAGATACTTATATTTTGGTGGAAGTGGAAAAGATACTGTATTTCAATTCACTATGGGAACTGATTGGACTATTAGTTCAAGCGCAAATAATACTACATTTAGTCCAGGATATGAGCAATTAAATAAAAGGTTAAATAATATTTTTAGTATAGGTAGTGCAGATGCATCTGTAAGAGGATTTACATTTAATGGTGATGGAACCAAACTATATTTGGTTGGATTTGGTGATGACAATATTCAACAGTTTGCATTATCCACTGCCTACGTAGTTGGAACAGCGTCTTATGAGGGTGCATATTCTTTTTCTGGATATGGAGATCCATATGCAATAAGATGGAATAATGATGGAACTAAACTGTTCATGGTAGATATTAATGATGACAAAATAGTAGAATATAGTGTACAGAATGCATATGATATTACGAGTGGAACTATAACTGAGAATGCAAGTTATTTAACTACATCATATGAATCAGCTCCTACAGATGTAGCATTCAATAGTGATGGAACAAAAATGTTTACTGTTGGAAATGGGGGAGACGAAATTAATGAGTGGTCTCTTAGTGTGGGATTTGATTTAACATCTACAATAACGCATGTTAACGCACAATCTCTTGGTACATCAAATCCAGCTGCTTGTGATTTTTCACCAGATGGAACAAAATTTGTTTTTGTTGATTATGGAACTGATCAAGTGCAATCTTACAATTTAAGCACTGGATTTGATACTACAACGATGAGTTCAGCGATTGAGACAATTGATTTATCACCAACTACTTGGCCTCACCCAAGTTATTTGACAAATTATTTTGCTACTCCAGCTGGATGTAGATTTAATGGTGATGGAACTACAATATCATTTTTAGATAGGTATAGCTCATCATATGATAAATTGGTATCCATTCCATTAACAACTGCATATGATTTGAGGAGTTTTTCTGATGGAAGTGTTGATGCTGCTACAAGAGGTATTGATTTTCCAACCACATGCAGATTTAATCCTGATGGAACAAAGTTTTACATTTCAGATGGAACTGATGATAAAATTTATCAGTGGAGTTTGGCTGTTCCTTATGTTTTAGGTAGAGGATCGACTGCTATGGTTTATGATGGAGTATCATCAGCTCTCACTAATGCAGATCCAAATCTTAAATCATTTGATTGGACACCTGATGGCAAAGGTATATTTACTTGCGGTAATAGTAATGATACTATTTCTTTCTACACAGTATCAACTCCATTTGATGTTACTAGTACAGTAACATATAAACATGCTATTGACACTTCAGGATGGGAAAGTGACCCATATTCAATTCGTGTGGTTAATGCCTATAATAAAGTTGATATAACTGGTGGATATAAACTTCATTTCTTGGGAACTGGTAGTGATACACTTTATGAGTTTGATATTAATTTCTAAATAGTTAAAAACCTCTCATGAGCAAAACTAGACAAATTGCAAATATGGTTTCTAGTGGCACTGATGCTCGT